GAGGAAGATGCTATTGCAGCGGCTAAGGCAGAAGCAAAGGCTTCAGCCGAGGCTAAGTTAGCAGCACTCGGTTTAACAGCAGACGAAATCGCTGCGCTTAACTAAGTAATGCTTGACTGCATTACCGAGTACCAACCACGCACCATAGATGATGCTGTGGATGATTGGGAACAATCAATACTGTTTTAACCAGGGGGGCTTAATTGCCCCCCTTTACTTTTAAGGAGCATAGGTGGCACTAGACGGTTACGCACATATTGCCGAGAGGCCAGTTGTACCAATTGGACAACCATCTAACTCAGGTAATACATTTGAAAATACTAGCAACAACTATGACGTTGCAGTAGCAGGGCTACCATTCTTCATTGGGCCTAACCAACAGTACCCTTACAAGCGTGAGACAGCGCAATATCGTAAGCAGCAGATTGACCAACAGAAGGAACCAGGCGAGCAAACACTTACAGGTTGGTGGCTACGCAGCCAGTCTACCTTTGACTATGGCGCTGGTATCCGTTACGAAGAACCAATATCAGGGCAGACAGTATCAGCCCGCTTTAACAAGTCTGCTGGTGTAGAAGTATTTAACGTAGGTAGAGTAACACTACTACCAGATGTAACTAGAGTACATACTGCAAGCAATGGCCCACTTATGATTGGTGGCACAGATACTGCTGGAGTGGATGTAGTTATCTGGGCAGACGGTTCAACTCTATACCGTACAACTGCTGCTGGTACAAGCACCACTCTTACTTGGGGTGGCTCTGGAACCATCCTAGCCGTAGCCCAAGATGGTGTTAACTACTATGCCGCTAATGCTACTGGTATCTACAAGGGTCCATTAACAGGTGCCTCATCTGGTACATCAGTATTCACTCACCCATCTTCAGTTGGTACCGTAACTAACGTATCAATGTCTTGGGTTAAGCAACGCCTTATTGCTGGCGTTAATAATTATATCTTTGAAGTAACCCCTATAACTTCTTATACTGTTACCCGTTCTAAGTTATCAAACAATACAGTAACTCTTACTACTGACACTGTAGCCCATAACTTCTCAGTTGGCTCAATAGTAACAATAGCATCCATTGCTACTAACCCATCTGCATATAACGGAACTTGGTCTGTAACTGCAGTTCCAAGTGCTACAACATTTCAGTATTATCATAACAACTCAGACCTAGCAGATGATACACAATCAGCAGGTACTGCAGTACTGGCTTCTAATAATACTCTCCCTATTTATGTACATCCAAACCCTACTTGGAAATGGACTGGTGTTTGTGAAGGCCCTAATGCTATTTATATCGCTGGCTATGCTGGTGACAGCAGCACTGTATACCGTTTGTCTTTGGATACAGCAGGCAACGTCCCACTCCTAACCAAAGCAGTAACCGCAGCGGATATGCCAAAGGGTGAGCAGATATATGCTATTGCTTCCTACGTTGGCAAGTATATGGTGTTCGGTACCAGCAAGGGTATCCGAGTAGGTACCATTGACACCTCTGGTTTTGTGTCATCTGGTTACATTACTTATGGTCCATTGACTGTTGTTACAAACGGGTATGACCCGTCCACTGGCGACACACTCACAGGCTATGCTTGCAAGTCTATTGCATTCAATGACCGCTACGCATACTGCACAATTACAAACTATATTGACCCAGATGGCCTAGGCAATTCGTTTAACTCTGGCCTAGTCAAGATTGACTTGAGCAAAGAAATTGCTCCTAACCAAATGGGCTACGCTACCCACCTGCAAGTACCATCATCAGCAGAGGCTAGTTCTGTATGCGTCATTGGCTCAACAAACAAGTTGGCTATTGGTGTTAAGGGTGATGGAGTTTACTTCCAAGCCGATACCTTAATCTCCAGTGGTTACATTCAGACTGGACAGATTCGTTACTTCACTCTAGAAGACAAGCACTTTGAGTTAATCAAGTTACGCCAGACGCTTCCCTTGCTTGGCACATTATCTTTATCATCAGTTGATGCCAATGGTTCTGTAACCAACATTATCACAGTAGATAATAACTTTGACTTTACTCAAGATATTACTGGCCTTGACCAGTACGACTTGGCACCAAAGGAATCTCTTGCCCTCAAGTTTACCCTTCAAGCATCATCGGGTCAGACCGTAGGTCAAGAAGATTCATTTAATGGTTACCAGTTAAAGGCTCTGCCTGCAGTACGTCGTCAAAGAATGATTACTGTTCCACTTATGTGCTATGACTTTGAAGCAGATAAGTACAATATGGGTACAGGCTATGAAGGCCGTGCCTCTGAGAGAGTACAGCAATTAGAAACTGTTGAATCTAATGGTGACGTAATTGTATTCCAGGACTTTACCAATAACGAAACTGTACGTGGAGTTATTGAAAGTCTTCAATTCATCCGTATGACACCACCAGAACGTCGCTTTACTGGCTTCGGTGGAATGTTAATACTACAATTTAGAACAGTATAGGGAGAACTGCAATGACTTGGGCCGATATAGCCAACGGAGTTTATGGATACTTTTTTGTTGCTGCCGCAACAGGGCTAGGCGTATGGCGTCTATTCCAGCACGGTGTTCATAAGTCTGTTGAGATTCACCTTACAGAACTACGTGAGGAACTCAAGCCATTGATGGAAATGCTAGATGCTATGGACAAGCGCACCAATCGTATTGAGTATGCCCTATACAACGATGGCAAGACTGGCCTTATCAATAAGGTTGAAGCCCTACTTGAGAACCAACAGGTAATCAAGGTAGATGTAGAAGTAATGAAAGCAAAGGCGGAACAGTGACGCAAGCCACAGACTTTGTAGCCAAGGCTAGAGCCGAGATAGGAACAGTTGAGGTTCCAGATAACAAGACTAAATACGGTGCCTTCACAAAGGCAGATGGGCAACCTTGGTGTGGCTCATTTGTTATGTGGTGCGCAGCACAGATAGGCTTCAAAGGTATGCCTAATTGCGTCTATACGCCTGCTGGAGCCACTGCCTTTCAAGGCAAGGGTCAATGGCAGAACCACGAGACAGCCAAGCCTCAGCCTGGCGATATAGTCTTTTTCTCTTTTAATGGACGTGGCATAGAGCACGTCGGTATAGTTGTTCGTGATGCTGGAGATGGTACTATTACCACAGTGGAAGGCAACACCAGTCCTGACACAAAGCCAACTGGCTCACAAGCCAATGGCGGAGAAGTGGCATTAAAGGTACGTGCTTATCAAGCAAGTAACAAGCGTCACTTACCTGTCTTCGTAGTTGGTTTCGGCAGACCGAAATGGAGTAACTAATGGCAAAGAATAAATATCTAATTAACGTACCACCAAAGGTATGGACAGTTGCAGCAGCGTGGTTCCACGTTCTTGTTGGCGGTATTCTTACTGAATACATCGTGCATCACACCACATCAATCAAGGCACTTGTTGGTGCTGGAGTTGCTGCGGTAGTACCACTTGTGTATCGCTATGTAAACCCAGCAGATACATTCCCTGCTGCTAACCACATCTTGATTGCAGCAGATAACGCAGTCAAAAACTAAAACTTAATAGCAAGAGTAACCCTCCGAGAAATCGGGGGGTTATTTTTTTATGCCATTTTGCTGATGAGTAAACAGACTTATCCTTAAACCAACGGGGGTAACTCGGCGCCCTAAGAGGCGCCTCGTATTAACGGAATTCGCTTCGCTCATATTTTAATCCCATTCCTTCGGCATTAGCAAATTGAACTTTCGCGCCGCGCTGGCGTGTCGCTGCACATAGGCTACCCATCGGCCTGTGCTATGGTTGCGCAATGAACACACAAACAACAATTGCACATCGTTCATTTAGTTCGCTGACGTCCTGGATTCGCTGCGGTAAAGCGTGGGAACTAGAACGTAAATATGAAGCCCCATCAGAACCCGCTTGGTGGTTCGTTGGTGGCTCTGCATTTCACGTTGCTGCTGAGAAGTTTCTCAAGCATCAATTTGAACTATCTACTGGTAAAGTAAAAGATGAAGGGGTTCCATTCTAATGACAAAGACAATTCAGTTTAAGAACGATAGATATATTATCTTCGGCACTCGCAAGAAATCAATTGCACTTGGTTTGCAGATTAGCAAGTGGGGTTTAGACTTTGACTTGTTATTCTTTTGGGTTTCGGTTGAGTGGTAATGAGTGAAGACATTGCAAACATTAAACCAACCACTGGTACTGAAGCAGACTACCGTAACCTCGGCCCCATTAGAGTCTGCCCTTGTGGCTCAGACCTCTGGGAAGTCAAGTGTAAGTTTGACTACGACGGTGAACTCGGTATCTATTTCCTTGATATGCGGTGTTCTTTATGTAACAGCCTCGCAGTCGCGCCAATGCCGAGACTTGATAACTAATGGGTAGCAAAAGAGCAAAGGTAATTAGCCGTGATGCTTTTATGCAAGCATTCGTTGAAGCCGAAGTGCGTATGCGCAAGGCTCTGTCAGATAAGATTCAAGAGTCAATTGACAAAGAGACTAATGAAGATGTAAAGTCTGGCCTCAAGCAAGCACAAACTATTATATTCGGAGTTGCTGAATGAGTTGGGATGCAATGTGGGACGAGTCCTTCATAGAACAGATAGCAGAGGTTGAAGCCAAGTCTGGCACAAACCCTGTTGACTGGCGTGTGGGTGGACGTAGTTCTAAAGCAAACCCAAACAAAGAAGATAAGGTTTGGTGGGATGAGAACGGCAAGAAGATGTTCTTTGATTTCATCAATGCTTGGCAGGAATCAGGCTTTGAACTTTGGGTATCGCCAGAAGGTGTACCTGGAATTGAAATAGGATTCAACAACTCATTTGGCGAAGTTCCCGTGAGAGCGTTTGCCGATGCAGTCGTAATGGCTGGCAATGAAGTTGCAGTTGTTGACTTTAAGACAGGCAGTTATATGCCCGACTCGTCACTGCAGTTGGGCGTATACGCCTCAATGATGGAGATGCAATTTGGCATCCGTCCTACAAAGGGGTATTATTACTCCGCTAGAAAAGCACAGTTTATTGAATCACCTGGCATAGAACGCTGGACCATACCTGTACTAACAGAGTTGTTTGGTAAGTTTGACCTTGGTGTACGTAACGAAATCTTTCTACCTAATATCGGTATGAGTTGTAACACCTGTGGCGTAAAGGAATATTGCTACGCAGTAGGTGGACAACTTGCCCCTATCTTTGACCCACTAGCAGAAATAAAATAAGGAGAAACAAATGACAGCACAAGCAGATACAAAACTACAGGTCAACTTTAAGTTGGCTGACGGTACGCTTATCAACCTATACGCTACAAATGCAGCAGAACTTGAAGGCCAACTGGCTACTATTCAAGATACTGCAGCCTTGATTGGCTCAACATCAGCAGCACTTGGTAACGCTGGCAATATCGCTGGCGCTATTCAATCACTTGGCGCAACAGCAGTTGCATCATCAGTAATTGAAGAAGGCCATTGCAAGCACGGTAAGTTGGTTTATCGTACAAGCAAGCCAGGAGCACCAAAGGAATGGAAGGGTTGGTTCTGTCCTTCACCACAAGGCACACCTGACCAATGCGCTCCTAAGTTCCTGCGCTAAGGTAAGCGATGCTGTCACTTACACAAGCGGCAGCGAAAAGCACTAATGATTATCAACTACTGCCAGACCTGTTCCCTCCTTTAGTTCAAGAGGGAATCAGGTTTCGCAGAGGACAGTTAACTATGATTGCTGGGCAACCAAATGCTGGCAAGTCTTTAATCGCTCTCTGGATGGCAGTACAGATGAAGGTGCCAACGCTGTACATATCCGCAGATACAGATGCTTATACAACATCTATCCGTGCAGCAGCGATGATTACTGGACACCAAGTTTCTTCAGTAGAAGAAGCGTTCAGAACGGGTGAAGGAAAAGATTTTTACACAGAAGAACTAGCAAGCATTAACCACTTGCAGTTTGACTTTGCACCATCTCCTACTCTTGATGAGGTTGACCTAGCCATCCGTGCATACGGAGAAGCATACGGTGAATATCCTCATATGATTATCGTTGACAATGCAATGAACGTAGTATCTATGACTAATGATGAATGGTCTGGCCTTCGTGAGATAGCCAAGGCAATGCACCATATTGCTCGTGAGACTGATGCAGCAGTGCTACTGCTACACCACACTAGCGAGAATGAGGGCAAGCCTGACCTACCACCAAGTCGTAAGGCTATTCAAGGAAAGATTTCTCAGTTACCTGAAATGATTCTAACTGTGGCTCTTGTGCCACATTCAGGAGAGTTTCGTATAGCAGCGGTTAAGAACCGCTTTGCTAAACACAGTGCAACGGGGGACCACTATGTAACTCTATGGGCTGATGCTAGCCGAATGAGTATGTACTCAGACAGAACAGCGCAACACATAGCAGATACAATGAGGAACCTACATTGACATTCAAAAAAGGCGTTGACTATATGAACGGACTATCCGCTAGCGTGGATATGTACGACACACAAAACACAGATGAGGAAAAGGAATTGGCTAAGAAGTACTTAGAGAAGTGCGATGCCTGGGACTTGATTGCTATGCTAGACCTATGACAGCAGAAGATATTAGAGCCATCAGGGAAGCATATGTCCCACGTAAATTGGCCCACAAGTCACCTAACGTAATAGAGTTGGCAAAGAAGTATGGTGTAAGCCAAGAGACTATACGCAAGATAGCCTTGCGCAAAGTATACAGATGGGTTAACTAATGTCCGCAAAGAATAAAGCCAAGGGTGCATTGTTTGAGACTGGCATACTTAAGTTCTTGCGCAGCAAGGGTGTATCAGCAGAACGTTTACGTCTCGCTGGTAAGGATGACGAAGGCGACATCGTATGTTTGGTTGCTGGTCAGCCATACATCTTTGAGTTAAAGGCTACTGCCAAGATGGACTTACCACAGTTCTGGCGTGAGGCTACAACCGAAGCGTTTAATTACGCTAAGGCTAGAGGCATTGACCCAGTACCACCTGCGTATGTAATCGTTAAGCGCCGTATGGCAGGACTAGAACAGAGTTGGGTAGTGCAGGACTTAGACCAGTGGTTAAGAGTTACCAATGGCATCTAAATGGGATGATGTTGAGTATGCAAAGATTGCTTATCTTTATACTCAGTTACTTGCTACTAGGACTCTTAAGACAACAGAAGAATTAGCCAAGGTTATGGATGTTCCATTAAGCACAGCAAAGGAAAGAGTAAGAGCGTGTCGTGAACACAACTTTCTTACTAAGCCAGGCAAAGGTCAAAGAAGCCAGTCTGTCATAACACTTGAAGCAATGAAGGTGTTGAGTGGTATCTAAGCCAGACCTGGCAGCGGTACTAGCGCACTATGGATTGAACGTGTCAGATAGGCACGGATGGGTACCTTGTCGGTGTGTAATTCACGACGACTCGCAGGCAAGTGCAGCATATAACTTGGATAACCAGGCGTACAATTGTCTGGTATGTCAAGTACTCGGAGATGTATATACATTAGTTCAAGCAAAGGAAGGTTTAGGTTTCAAAGATGCTAAACGAAAAGCAGAGAGCATTGCTCACGGAGTCAGCACACAAATATCACGGCGCTCTAACACCACAGGCAGCCTCTTACCTAGCGGGACGAGGGCTGACAAAAGAAGTGGCGGATTCGTTCCTTCTTGGAAGCGTCGTGGAGCCTAGTGCTGGACACGAGCACGCAGTTAATAGGCTTTCTATTCCTTACATCAGTCCTGCTGGTGTGGTGGGTATTAAGTTTCGGGCTATTGACGAGACGACACCTAAGTATCTTTGGCCTACGGGTCAGAAGATTGGGCTGTTTAATGTTGGTGATTTGCATAAGCACTCTGACACGATTGCCATTTGCGAAGGAGAGATTGATACGATTGTGTTGTCGGGCCTCGTTGGCATACCTGCAGTTGGAGTTGCGGGCGTATCCCAATGGAAGCCCTGGTTTCCTAAATTATTTGAATCATATAACCGCATCCTCATCTTTGCCGACAACGATGTTAAGGAAGATGGACGCAACCCAGGTCAAGAATTGGCCAAGAGAATCAAAGAAGACTTAGACAGAGCAGACATAGTACATTTACCAGACAATCAGGACACCAATGATATATACTTATCGTATGGTATTGACTGGTTTAGTGAGAGGCTAGCGGCTTGACGACGCTTGCTGGCATTCAGGGTAATGGCTGGTGCGCTATTGGCGCAGACAGCCGTATGGTTGACGGTGGTCAAATCTATGAGTTACCTAAGAATGCTGGCAAGATACACAAAGTTAATGGCTACATCATTGCTATTGCTGGTGACTTCCGTGTTGCCCAGATAATGAACCATTCATTTCAATGGCCTAAGATGCCTGCGTTTAGTAGCGTTGAGGCAACAGATAAGTTCTTTACTACTGAGTTAATCCCTATGTGGAAGGCTGAGTACGAGGACTTAAACTACACAGTTGATAAAGATACTGAGTCATCAGTTCTTGTTGCTGTCTCTGGTGTCATCTATGCAATAGACCAGGACTGGACTTGGAGCAGAGATAAGCGTGGCTTATATGCTGCTGGTACTGGTAATGACTACGCCCTTGGCGTGTTGTCTGCGTTTAATAAACCAAAGAATGCTGACGAGGCATCAGCACAAATCAAATCAGCCATCAAGATTGCTAGCCAGTATGACATCAATACTGCCGAGCCAACTATCGTCTACACACAGGAGTCCAAGTGAGAGAAGACTTATCAGACTTTGACTTAGACTTTAGTTATGGTCAAGAGGGTGAGAAGTTAGTCCAAGACATTCTCACTGGCGGGCTAACAGTAGAAGTTAAGCGTGATAGACGCTGGCTACAGACAGGTAACATTTATATTGAGACTGCATTCTACTCACGTTCAACATACAACTGGGTAGAGTCTGGCTTGATGAAGACTAAGGCTGACCGCTGGGCTTTCGTGCTGGGTGAGTTAGTTGTTATTGCAACGACAGATGATGTGCGTACTGCTATCAATAAGTACGGCAGACCAATCAGTAACGACAAGGGAGATAATCCAACCAAAGGATTCCTCATTACTGTTAATGATTTAATGTCGGTGCAACGTGAACGAATATAGTCCAGAGTTTATTGGTGGCCCAAAAGATGGGGCCAAGGTACCAGTAGCGTTGTGGGTATTGGATACAGTTGAGATGGTTCAGCACTTACACGATGGCGATATGTTATACTTATACGAGATAGATGAAGACAGCAAGAACTATATATTCAAAGGACAATTCAAGGGAGATGATAATGCGTGACGGAGGATTTACAAATAATGTTAGACTTGTTGCAGAATGCGGGGATGATAGTTGTCTCTGTTTCAAAGGAGAAGAATCAAGTAACAGTTACCCTGCCTCCCACAAGGAATTCGTAGCCAACGTCTGGAAGATTATGGATGAGTTGGGCAACCTTATGATTAGCAAGCAACTTGATTACGGCCCAGACAATATCAACAATGCACACGGTGGCCCTATCAATGGCTTGATGGTACGCCTTGGCGATAAGTTTGAACGACTAAAGAACCTGCTTAAGAAGCAACAGGTTAAGCCACAACACGAACCAATTGAAGATTCATTCAAAGACTTGGCAAACTATGGTGTCATCGGATTAATGATACAGAGAGGCTTGTGGCCTAAGGAATGAAAACAATAGTAATCCTCAGTGACTTACAGTCACCGTACCACGACGTCGGTGCAACCAACGCTATCAAGAAGTTCATCCGTGCATACCAACCAGATGTGGTAGCAACCTGCGGAGATGAGATTGACTTCCCACAGATTAGTCGTTGGGAAGAAGGCGGAGAAGGTGAGTGGCAACGTGACTTAGGACGTCATCGTGACATCACTGTTAAGTTACTAGAGGATTTAACTGTTGAACATATGGTACGTAGTAACCATTCAGACAGACTATACAATAAGATTAAGTCAAAGGTGCCAGGATTCCTTGGCTTACCTGAATTAGAGATTGAACAGTTCCTACGCCTTGATGATTTAGGAATTGAATATCATCACGAACCATACGAGATTGCGCCAGGCTGGTTACTTATGCACGGCGATGAGGGTAACGTACAGCCAACTGCGGGAGCAACTGCGTTGGGCTTGGCGAAACGTGCAGGGATGAGCGTGGCCTGTGGGCATACGCATCGTGCAGGCTTGACACATCATACACAAGGCTGGGCTGGTAAGACTAAGACTGTGTGGGGTATGGAACTTGGTAACCTAATGGACTATCGCTATGCAAAGTATATTAAGGCTGGCTTATTCACTTGGAATAAAGGCTTTGGTATTTTGCACGTTGATGGTCAAACAGTTATGCCTCAGTTGGTACCAATCGTTAAGAATAGTTTTACGGTTGAGGGCAAAGTTTGGAGATGGTAAACGACTGGCTCTCTGATGCACGAGAGATAGCAAAGACTGTAGCCTATAAAGTACATAGGCGTTATCATACATACTTTGATGTTTCGGATGTATCGCAGGAGTTGTTGGTGTGGATACTTAAACGTCCCGATAAGATTCAAGAATGGCTTGACCATCCTATTGACTCAGATGAATACAAGATGGGTGTGCGTAAGTTAGGTAAGACTCTAACTCGTAACGCTGATAAGTATTGTCGTAGGATAAAGGCTCAACAGTTGGGCTATGAGATTAGAGATGAGCAGTATTACTCGCCTATTACATTGAGCGAGTTACTTCCATTTGTATGGAACGATGTCGTTGAGACACGTGCTGCTGATGGTGAGAAGGTATCTGGTATGGGTAACCCTGCCGAGGGTGGTAACTACATCATCCAGTTGTTTGATGTTCGTCGTGCCTTGGGTAAGTTAGACCCATCAGATAAAATTGTATTGCAGATGAAGTTCTTTGAGATGCTTACATTTTCTGAGATAGCACACGCACTAGAGGTATCTGATACAACAGCACACCGCAAGGTGGATGGCGCACTGCGCAGATTAAACCTACAACTTGGCGGGCAGTCTCCCTTCAAAGAGGAAGTGGAAATGTAATGGAGCCAATCCATCACGCCGATTGTTATACCGAGATTAAAAAGATAGAAGGCAAGGCATACCATATGCTGGTATGGAACTGTGTAGAGGAGTGTCCGCTGAACTATGAACTATGATTACAAGTGTGATGTATGTGGTGGCCAACAAGAAGTAGAGCGTTCCATCCACGCTGAGGCAGATAACCCAGTCTGTTGCCAGACTACTATGCAACGCTTATGGTCTGCCCCACCTGTTAAGTTTAATTCAACTGGGTTCTATAGCACTGATAACCCAAAGAGATAAGTTTGTGTAAGGGGAAGACACAAAACAAAAAGGCCCTCGTTTTGCGGGGGCTAATTTGTTATTACTTCCATTCATCTGGAACTTTGAACCAAGGCTTATATGCAATACAACTTTGTAAGTCTTTGTAGCAACCCTTCCAAAGTTCTTTCATATTCTCATAGCCCCAAGCACTTAGCCCAGTCCTAGCACCTTTGTAATCCTCAAGAGTGTAGCCCTTTGGTATGGATATGTTATAGCCTGGGTCATTGCCCTCACCAATCCAAATCTCTATACCGTTTTCTTGTGCCAACTCCATACACTTTTTTCTTGTAGTCATTACAACTCCCTTCAAGTTGTAAACCTATTATATCATACTTGTCAAGTCCCCTATTTTTTGATTAACCATTTGCAAACGGACGACACACCGATAAAACAATAAAGGCCACCGTTTGACGGGTGGCCTTACTTGTGTCGCTACAAGCACTGGAAGGGTAGTGCGAGCAACTAGATGTAGTGGAACGGACACTACACCACGCTTGGGTCTTTAACATAGGCTATCATACCATAAGACTTATCGTCCACTTGAGCGACGTGCTTCTTATAGTCTT